AAGGCAAAGCTGGCAGGACCAGGCGAATCCGTTTCCTTTGACGCAGATGATCTGCAGCGCCCAGGCATGGCCGAAACGATGGCCGCGCTCCGCACCGCCGTCGAGGCCGGCGTGATGACGAGGAACGAGGCGCGCGAGGAGCTTGACCTTGCGCCGCTGCCCGGCCTCGACACGCCGACTCTCGCGCTTAATGTCGGCGCCGGAGGCGGCTCGACCAACATCGGCAACGACACAAGCGAAAGCGCGGGGACTCCCAATGATTTCTAGACGCGACTTCACCGCGGCCGAGCAATCCATCGACGGGCGCACCCTCGCCGGATACGCCGCCGTCTACGGGCAGGACTCCCGCGAGATCGTGGAGGGTGGGCGCAAGTTCGTCGAGCGCATCGCGCCGGGCGCGTTCAACGAAACGCTCTCGAGCGGCGCCGATGTGAAGCTTTACTACAACCACGACGCATCGATGCCGCTTGCGCGCACGCGCTCCGGCACGCTGCAGCTCAAGAGCGACCGGAACGGGCTGTCGTTCAGCGCCTCGCTGCCCGAGACAACGCTCGGCAACGATGTTCGCGCGCTCATTGAGCGCGGCGACCTAAGCGGCGAGATGTCGTTTGGTTTCTTCGTTGTCGAGGATTCGTGGTCCAAGGACCGCAGCCAACGACTTGTCAAGAAAGCAAATCTCGTGGAGGTGTCCATCGTTCAGGACGCCGCCTACCCCCAGACCAGTTCGAGCCTGCGGAGTGTTTCCGCGGCATACACGGAGGCCGCGTACCTGCGGCTCGCACTTCATTTCCGAAGGATGACAGACCATGTCCGATGAGTTGAATGAGCTTCAGTCGATCACCCACGAGTACCGCAAGTCCCTTGCGGCGTACGAGGCCCGCACGGGCCGCGCGCCGCAGACCGTCGACCACCGCGGCAGCGGCGAGGAGCGCGAGAAGTTCGCGAAGATGGACGCTGACCTGACCGCGTCCGAGCTCATCGCGCAGAACAAGGCGCTGGAAGCCCGCCTTTCCAAGCTTGAGTCGCAGCCGACGCTCGAGCCGCGCGCAAGCCTTCGCACGACCGATCAGGCGCTCGACGCGAGCTACCGCTGGTGCAAGGCGATCTGCACCGGCGACGCCGCCGAGCTCCGCGTGCTCACCAAGGGAAGCACCACCAACGCGCCTGTGCCGACCGACATGGAGCGGATGATCATCAACCGCATGTACCAGGCGTCGGTGCTGCGGCAGATCGCGAATGTGCAGACGATCAACTCGAACCGAACGATCACCGTCGAGGCGAGCATTCCGACGGCCAACTTCGTGGCGGAAGAAGGCTCGGTCACCGCGGCTGATCCGACCTTCGACGCCGTGTCGGTCGTGCCGCGCAAGGTGGTCGCCGCAAACACCATGTCGCAGGAGTTCATCGATGACGCGATCGGCTCCAGCGACATTGGCAGCGTGGTGAACTGGGTCACCGAGCGCTTCGCGGTCGCCCTCGCGCGGCGCTGCGATCAGGCGTACACGGTCGGAAACACCGGCGCTACCGTGCCTGAGCCGCAGGGCATCGGCGCAACCAACTCGACTTCGTGGGCGACCACGAACTCGGGTCGCATCATCAACCAGGGCGTGTCGCTGACCGAGGACCAGACCGTAACCGACATCACGGCCGACAATGTCATCGACTGCATTCACGCCGTGCCGCCCCAGTACCGCACCTCGCCGCGATTCCGCATCCTCACCTCCGATGCCGGCGTCCGCGCGTTCCGAAAGCTCAAGCTCAACAACGAGTACATCTGGCTGCCGCAGGGCTTCACCGCGAACGCCAACTCGCTGACCGCTCCCGCGCCCGGCACGATCTACGGCGTTCCCTACAGCATCGGCGAGTATGTGCCCAGCACTGCGGCGCAGACCTCGACCGGCGCGAATGTCCGCGGCTCGGCGCTGTTCATCGTCGGCGACTTCAACTACTTCGGCATCTTTGACCGCGTCGGCCTGAACACCATGATGGACCCGTACAGCGGCGCCGCGAACATGCGCACCACGGTCTACATGTGGCTGCGCACCGATTCCAAGATCCTGCTTCCGCAGGCCTTCGCGGCGATCTACTCGCCGAACGCCAGCTGATCTCTCCCTTCTCCGGTCGCTCGGCGGGGAAACCCGCCGCGCGGCTTTCATGAGCATTCCGCTCTCAACAATCAAGTCGGCGCTGAAGATCGACTACGCCGACGATGACATCGACCTGATCCGCCTCCGAGAGGCGGCGACGGCCCTTGTCGAGCGCCGGACCGAGCTGTTGCTGTCGCCACAGGCGCGCACGCTGTACCTCGCCGATTGGTCGCACACGCTGATTCCCGACCATCCGTTCAACAGCCTCACCAGCGTGACCTACTACAACGGGTCGAATATCCTCACCACGATGCCATCGAGCGACTACTGGGTGGACAGAACGGACGGGCCGATGGCGCGCATCCGTTTCCTCGAGGCGCCGACGATCTACGAGGGCACGGCGATCAGCGTGAACTACAACGCCGGCTACAGCTCCGTACCGAACGAGATCACGCACGCGATCATCGCGATGGTCGGCGCCTGGTACAACAATCCCGAGGCGTTCCAGCCCATCGGGCTGACCACGGTGCCGCTGTCGGTCGAGTACATCTTGAGTGCTGTCGGCACGGGAAGCAGGATCCGATGATCTCGGGCGGCGTGCTCCGATGGACCGCGACGGCGACGCAGCCATCCGCGACGCTCGACGCAATCGGAATGCGCGCCACCACTTGGACCACGCTTGGCACATTTCGCTGCGACATGCGCGAGGACAGCGCAGGCGAGCAGAGCTACGCGGACGGCGTCGCTGTTGTGCGCAATGTCGAGATCCGCGCGCGCTGGCAGGCGGTGCAGGGCATCGGCCTCACCGAGCTTTGCCGGCTGACCGTCCGCGGCAGGACGCTTCGAATCAACAGCATCAGGAACCTCGACGAGGCCGACCGCGTGGCCGTCATCCAGTGCACGGAGGTGAACTGATGCCGGGCGTGAACATCGAGCAGGACATCAGGACGATGCTCGTCGCCTACGCCGGGCTGACCAGCGCGATACCTGCGGCGCGCATCTCGCACGGATACAGGCTCCAGGACGGCGCGCTTCCCGCGCTCACCTACGAGATCAGCAGCCTGTCGCAGGAGAGCATCGGCGGCGGCGCGACGGTTCGCCTAGCGACCGTCGAGCTCAACATCGTCGCCGCGACGACCAAGGCTGCGCTCGACATCCTTCCCGCGCTTCGCATCGCTTGTGCAGCCGGGACATACGGAATCACGGATTTCGACGCCGTCATCTGGAGGCAGCATGTGACCTCGCCGGCGTCGGTCGGCGAGGGTGACGAACAGGAACCAGCCGAGGTCACGGCGACCATCGACATCTACTACAGGGAATAACACATGGCGATCAACGCAGCTCTTACCTCCTTGACATGGCGCGGTACCACCGTTCCAGCAGTTGGTTCTGTTTCAATCAGCATTTCGCGTCCAGCCATCGACATCACGCCTATCGGTACCCCGACCGCGGACTACATTGCTGGAATCTCTTCGGCAACAGGCACGCTCGATCTCTTTTTTGATGAGGGCGATGCGCCGCATGTAACCATCTTTGGCGACATCAATGGTCACACTCCGACCAGTGGAACCATAGTCATCACGCTGGAAAGTGGAACCACCATCACCGGCAAAGCATTGGTGACAGGCTACGAAATCACCGCCCAGGCGCAGAATGTGATTCGTGCGACTGTGCAGCTGCAATTCCGGGAGGACTCTAGCTCTACCGCCCTTGCGCTTGCCCTTGCATGAGCATCCGTGACGCACTCACGCTCAAGCCAAAGACCGTCGACATCGACGGCCACGCCGTCACGCTTCGGCGTCCGAGCGCGCTCGACTTGCTGGACGCGCTTGAGGAATCGAAGCGCGCGCCAGAGCGGCTGTACCTGTGGCTGGTGTGGCGGCATCTGATCGAAGACGGGCGCCCGGTGTTCGCGTCCGTGGACGAGGTCGGCGGGTGCGACGCCCGCATGGTCCAGATGATCGGAAGGCAGTGCGAGCTCCTCTACGAGGAAGGCCGGGACTGACCAAGGCGCAGCGCACGGTGCTGGACTGCGCCTTGAAATGGATGAGCACCGATCTTGATTCCATCTCCGTGGTGTTGATCAATGGCGCGCTTGAGATTCCCGACTGGACAGGCATCCGCCGCAGGCTTGACCAGCTTGCCGGGAAGAACGACCGCGCGAGGCGCGGGCTACATGTCCGCGGGAATTGACGCCGACAGCATCAGGCGCCTGAATGCGGTGCTACAGCGGTTTCCGAAGAGGATGCGGAAGACGATTGCAAAAGACGCCTTGCGTCCTTGGGCACAAGCCGTGCGGAAGGCAGCGCGTTCATTCGCATGGAAGAACGCCGTCAGGACCAAGCAGCAGCTTTCCTACAAGGTCAAGTCATACAAGAAGCATGTGTGGGCCGGCGTCGGCGTGAAGACCGAGACGATTCACACACCGAAGGAAGCCCGCCTAGGGCGCTTGTCGCCGTTCGTCGGATGGAAGTCGCACTTCATGGAGGTCGGCTGGCACGCGTTCCCGAAGGGCAAGCGCGGCAACGACGCGCGGCGCGAGGTCGGCGCAAAGAACCTTCGCATCGCCCGCGGCGAGGCGTTTACCAAGCAGATCACCGTGTATAGGAACGGCAAGCCGCACATTCGCACCATCAAGGAGCGCGCCTCGAAGGTGAGCAAGACGAGCGGAACGGGCGGCGGCGGTCGCGGCTGGCGGCGCGGAGTCCGCGGATACAAGGGCGCATTCCAGAGCCAGTACGCGCGGCACTACCTGTTCAAGGCGGCTATGGTGGGCAAGCAGATCATCCGCGGCCTGATGAACAAGGCTGTGGGGCGCGCCATCGTCGAAGCGCGGAAAGGCACCGCATGAGCGCACTTCCATATCTAACAATTCCGGTAAAGGTCGACACGGCGAATGTAGACGCTGGCATGAAAAAGGTCGAGAAGACCGTGGCCGACAGCGCGGCGCGGATAGGGAAGATCAAGGCTGCGGTTATGCCTGGGCTTGGCGCTCTCGGCGCTGGTCCGCTCGGCGGCGTCCTTGGTGGCGTCGCCGGCATGGGTGGCGCTGGCATGGGTATCGCGGGCGTCGGTGCCGCTTTCATGGGACCGATCCTCGCCGCAAACAGATTGCAGGACGCTCTCGACGCGCAGACCAAGGGGGCATCGCAGGCGTTTGAGGAATACAAGAAGACAGGCGTCCAGACGGCGCAGATCAATGCTGTGCTTCTTGAACGGCTTGCCGCGATTGAGAAACAACAGGCTGGCGGAAGGCCGATGGGATTCATGGCTGCCTTCGAGCAAGCCAACATCTCGGTAAACATGGCCACATTCAGCGAGGGCATGTCGCAATGGTGGAAGAAACGGGCGACCGAGGCTGGTGCCTTCCTTGGCAGCGCTGCCGGCGGTGCAACCGTAAGGGAAGCATCGCTTGAGGCGCAGATTTCCACCGCGGGCGAGGGTGAGGCAATGCAATTAAAGGCGGAGCTCGACAGATATCGCGAGCTCAAGAAGGCAGGGCTAGTTGGTCCCAGCGCGTCAAGCCCGCAGATCGGTCCGGGCGGCGTGTTTGTGCCGAGCCGAGAAATCACCGAAATGAATCGCAACATCGCGCAGATGACAAGGCAGGGTATCTAATGCCGGCAGCCACATACGAAAAGACTATGACCGATGTCGTGGTGCAGCTCGGAGAACTCGGTCAGCCGCGGACCATCACGCAGCAGATAACCGTTCGCCGCGGCGACAACGGCTTCATCACGATTGACACCGAGATCAAGCAGATACAGGCGGACGGGCTTATCCCGACCCTGAACGCCCAGTACAGCACCACGCCGCCAACGGGAATGACCTGGGAGCAATACTGCCGCTGCCGCGACATCAGCTATCGCACGGTCGCCGGCGGCAAGGCCATTGTCTTCACGGTGGTCTGGTCCACGCTCTACACCGATGACATCGGAGCGGGATCGTTGTCCTATGTGCTCCCGTCATCGACCGAGTACACCGCCCGCACGCGCGCGACCAACACCTACCGCACCGGATGGGCGGTCAATCCGTCGAACACCAATGCCACCGCCGACATTGGCGGCACGGCGGTGAGCAACGGCACGCAGCCGATCTCCATCCAGGTGGGCCAGGTGCAGATCCGCGTACGCCTTACGCTGGATGCGTCCGTGAACGACATGCTCTACGCCGCCACGGGGCTCTCGACATACATCAACAAGATCAATAGCGATCCGTTTGCAGGATGCGCAGCCGGCACGCTGATCTGCGAGGGCGTGACCGTCCAAAAGAGCTCGGCTGGCTTTGAGTTCTACGAGGCGATATTTGAGTTTCTATTCGATCCGTTCTTTCACCTGGAACAGGTCTGCGACTCGGACGAGAAGGGGTCACCAAAGCTTGCAAGCGGCGTTCCAAGCGTGGTCAAGTGGAAGCGACCCGCGCGAACGCCGACCGACTTCAACGCCATATTCGGGACGCTGCCGCTGTCCGCCGCCGACGCCAGGTGGCGTACCCGCACCATTGAAGGATGGTGGACATGAGGCCGATGGATCGCCAGCTGCGTGCGTCGGTGCTCGACCTGAACCGGGCCGCGCGGGAATATCCCACGCCGTCGCCGTATTACCCGACGCTGATGAAGATCACCGACGCATCGGCGATCTCCGGCCAGGACAAGCGATGGCTTTACACCGTGGTCGAGGCGACCATCGACACGGGCGCGAGCTATTCCCCAGCTTTGTCCGTGAATACGGGCGCCTATTCTGCGTTGAGCGTGTCGGAACTAACTAACAACATGGCGACGAACACATATAGTTACGGCGTCGCCAAGGCGAATGTGCCTGCGGGATTCTCGGCGGTGCAGATCCCCATCGGCACCTATGTGATGTGCGTGCCGTACTGGCGGTCAGACAGCAGCTCCATCTACCTGATCATCAACACGCAAGCCATTGACGGAACCTGCACATGAGCGCCGAGCAACTTGATGTGGTCATCGAACAGGGCGCGACATTCGCGCAGCTTTGGCAAATCCTCGACAAGGATCTGACCGCGGGCTACACATTCGCCGCTACATTCCGCACGGGGCACGCGGCTTCAGGCACCGTGCTTGCCCTCACCAGCGCCGGAGGCACGCTTGTGATCACCAAGAGCGGAAACCACACGCACTGCACGGCGAATGTCACGCCGGCCACCACGGAGGCGCTCTCTGCTCCGTCATCCGGCGTGTACGACATCGAATACACCCAGACATCGACGGGCATCAAGGTCCGCGCCGTCGAGGGTTCCTACTACATCACTCCAGAGGCGACGAGGTAGAAATGCCGCAGACCACTCTTATCGCGACGGGTCCATCGAACGCAGGCAACTTCGCGCAGTTCTCGTCGGCAGTCAACGGCGAGGCGGCGGTGACGATCCGCAATGTCTCCAACGACTGCAACTTCGTCTTCAATGTGTCGAACGCGACGGACGCAGCCGCCGAGTTGACCGCGAACCGCGTCTATATCGTTCCAGGTTCGACGATGCCGGTGACGATCCGATGCAACCCGTCCACGACTTGGATCCGATCGAACGCAGCCGGCACATCCGCCATGTATGTCATGCTCAACTGGTGAACCAACATGCCTACCCAAGCCGTAAAAGTCACCGCGCTCGTCTCCACCGGAAACTGGACGCAGATCTCGACCTTGCAAGGACGCGTCAGATGTGCGATCTACGCGGTCGCCGCGTGCGACATCGTGACGAACGCAGTCGACGCGACCGCAGCTGCGGCAGAGAACACCGCAGGGCGCGTGTTCCAGGTGCCCGCGGGGACATTCCCGCAGCTGGTCGATCTCGATCCGTGCAAGACATGGGTGAGAAGCGGCGGCGCACAGACCAATATCCACTTCCTCTTCAACTGGTGATCACATGGATGTCGCCACCCTTGCCGGCGCGCTCGGCGTCATCGCATCAATCGTCTCCACCACGATGATCGTCGTGGGGAAGTTAACGCGCGTCGAGGTCATGCTCGCCGAGCTGCGCGCCCAGATGAGCGGATACGAGCAGCGGATCGCGACGCTCGAGAGAAGGATCAACGACCATGACTAACAGGAACACGACTCTCGCCGGCATCGGCGCGATCATCGCCGCGGTCGGCGGCATCGTCTCGACATGGCCGAACCCGGATTGGTCGACGGCCATCGCCGCGATCATGGCGGGCCTCGGACTCATCTTCGCGCGCGACGCAAAGAAGGCCGATGCTTGAGCGGATCGCGGCACAGGTGGCGGTGGCGATCCTCGCTTGGCTTGACAAGCGAATCGACCGCGCGAGTGTTGCCGTGGATGCTGATCTTGATCCTGATCGGCTTCGCCGCGCTGGCGCTCGCATCAATGAATGGCTGCAGCAGCAGCAGGACGGTATTCGTCCC